GGAACTTCATTATTGCCAGCAATTTACTTTGAAAAGGATTCAGATGAACTGAAGCAACTTGAGAATACCAAGCAAATTGGTGCAGAGTCTCGTGACTTTAGTAATGCATGGAAGATGATTAACTACGCTAATAATAAGGTAAAGCCTACTTTGTTTGTCTTGATTAGTCAATCTCGTAATAATATTAGTGCAATGTATACTAGCCAACAGCCTACTGGTGGTCAGGCTACAAAGTTTTACTCTTCAACAGTTATTAAACTGTTTTCTTCAGAGTCAGATAATCAGGCAATTAAGGGAAAGATTAATGTTGGCGATAAACTAATTGAAGAAAAGATTGGCCGTAAGGTTCGATGGGAACTTCAATTCTCTAAGACATCTCCTGGATTCCAAAATGGAGAATATGATTTTTATTTTAGAGGAGACAGTGTTGGTATTGATGCCATTGGAGATCTTGTTGATACAGCAGAACTAGCAGGTCTTGTAACAAGAACTGGAGCGTGGTATCAACTTGAAGATGGAACAAAGGTTCAAGGTAGAGAAGGCTTTATCAATAGAGTTAGAGAAGATCTTGACTTACAAGATTCATTAAAGAGTAAACTGCTAAATGGCTGACGAAAAGTTTTTTAATATTAAAGGACAGTTCATTTGTCAAAAGTGCAAGATCGATGTGACTGCTGGAAGATTTTGGCATGAAAGCGGAGACGTTACATGGATGTGCCAAAGCAAGCATATATCCAGGGTAGAACTTCTTGCTAAGAAAAAAAAGAAAAAGGACTTTGACAATGAGTGAAAGAGGAGAGAGCAAAAGGCTTGGTGCTAAACAGCACAAAAACTCTGGAAGAAACACTCATAAGGGAGATGCAACCTGGAGAAACTTTACTGTAGATTTTAAAGAATATCCAAAGGGTATAACAGTAAATAAGGATATTTGGGCCAAGGCAGTAACAGATGCCATAAGAAATGGAAATGATCCAGCATTATTTTTGGTACTTGGAGAAGGCAACTCAAAAGTAAGGCTTGCAGTAATTGAAGTAGAAATGTTAGAGCAATTAACAGAAGGGTATGAAGATGGCACAACAAAGTGAATCAGGACAAACAACAATTGACATGGTAAATGGTTTAGCAGAAATTGCAGACTATATGCAAGATGAAGAGTTGACTGTTGCCTTGACTATGATTGCCAAACTAATTATTAAACCAGATATTCCACCACATGTGGCAAGTCTGGAGATTGTAAGGCTGCAGGCAATAGCAGCAAAAATGTCATTTAAGGCTACTTGGTTAACAAATGTGGATAAAAGTGATAGATCAAAGAAGAATATTTACTACACAGCAGCAGAAGCAATTAATGATTTGGTCTCAGCGCTTAAATACATAATGCGTTAACTGATATAATAGATAAAACAAAGGAAACTAATAATGACGAAGAATTTACTAAAAGAGATTATGCTTAAGCCTACCGAAGAAAATGATACATTTGAGACAGAGAAATTTGTTGAGACTATTCAAAATGGGTATTTAGCAGATCGTGGTACAAAGTTTCAAACAAAGAAAACATTTGGTCCATCTACGATTGCATATGGTCATGGAGAATGTCCTAGATATTGGTACCTAGCATTTTCTGGAGCCAACTTTGAAGACAACAATACTCCATATGATGTAGCAAATATGACTAATGGAATTATTTCACATGAACGCATTCTTGGAAAAGCATTTGCAGGTTCTGGAATTCTTATTGATACAGAGTTTGACTTGCGTGAATCAGATCCTCCCATTTATGGCAAGGTAGATGGTTTGGTCAAGTGGCAAGATGAAGAAGTAGTTGTTGAAGTAAAGACAACTAATGAAACAGTATTTGAATACAGAAAGAGAACTAATAAGCCAAAGACTGGTCACGTAATTCAGTTGCTTATTTATATGAAGGTACTTAAGAAGGCAAAGGGTGTATTGGTTTATGAAAATAAAAACAATCATGAACTACTTGCTATTCCAGTTGAAATTAATGAAAACTATATTAATTGGATAGACCAAGCATTTGAATGGATGAGAGTTGTTCGCAAGGCGTGGGAAGACAAAGATCTACCTATGAAAAACTATAGAGCAAACTCAAAGATTTGCAAGAACTGTCCGATCAAGTCAGACTGCGACAAAGCAGAAGCGGGAGTTATAAAAATTGCATCTCTGGAGGAACTGAGTGAAACGATGTGATAGGTTTGAATGTGAAAACCATTTTAAACCAAAAGTAAGTTATCAAATTTATTGTAGTCAAGAATGCAGAGACATGGCTACAAAAGATAAGATTGCTGAAAGATATCAGGTTACAAAAAGACAAAAAAGATTAGGGAAAGTAAGAAGATGTCTTGGTGGATGTGGTGTTCAGTTGTCCATCTATAATGACTCTGGGTTTTGTTCTAACTGTAATGTCAGCGAGAAGGCAGTTTCAAAAATGTTAAAAGAGGTAAAGGGGTTCTTTGATTATGAACAAGACTAGACCAGAAAGAATTTGTGCTATTGATGCCAGCACTAACAGCCTTGCTTTTGCTATTTATATTTCTGGAAAACTAGAAAGTGTCGGCAAGATTAACTTTGAAGGTAAAGATATTTATGAAAAGGTTGGAGATGCTGCTATTAAAACAAGGGCATTCTTCAATCATTTTATTAATGTTGATGCTATTGTTATTGAACATACGGTGTTTATGAATAGCCCAAAGACTGCTGCAGATCTAGCACTTGTTCAAGGAGCACTTCTTGGTGCTGCTGCAATGTGCGGTATTCGGACGGTAGGTAAGGTATCTCCAATAACATGGCAAAACTACCTAGGTAATAAGAAGTTATCTAAAGAAGAACAACTTCAAGTTAGGGTTGCAAACCCTGGGAAATCTTTATCTTGGTATAAAACATATGAGCGTGACTTTAGAAAGAAAAGAACAACTAAGTTATTAGACATTGTTTACGATAAAAAAATAGAAGATTATGATGTAGCAGATGCTGCAGGCATTGGGCATTGGGCTATTCATAACTGGGATAAGGCTATTGGAGTTGACAAATAACATCATGGCTGGTAAACTATATACATCAGAAGTATGGCTTAAGAAAAGATTTCTTATTGACAAGAAGTCACCAGAAGATATTGCTAAAGAGTGTGGGGCAAGCGTAGAGACTATCTATGTTTACCTTGCTAAATTTGGATTAAGGAAGTCAAGAAGATGAGCAAACTGCAAAAGATTATTGTAGGACTAGGCGTTGCTGGTGCTGTTGGATTTACATATGTAATCACAGCACTTCGTGGTATGCCAGAAGCATTTGACTGGGAAGATGATGAGGAAGAAGACTATGAGTGATAATCTAAAGATTACAGTTGATCAGGTAAATCACCCATCACACTACATCTCTGATCCTTCTGGAGTAGAGTGCATACAAGTAACAAGGCATCGTAATTTTAACATAGGAAATGCTTTTAAATATCTATGGAGAGCAGGTCTAAAGGATGAGTCTAAGACTATTCAAGACCTTGAAAAAGCAATCTTTTATATTAAAGATGAAATTAACCGACTAGAAGGAAAATATAATGTCAACTGAAGTTGAATTAGTAAAACACCTTGACGAGGTTAATCGTGTAGTTGAAGAATATTTAAAGGGCAATGATCCTACCAAAATTGCAAAGCATCTTACAATGCCACGAACAAAAGTTGTTGAACTTCTTAATGAATGGAAGGTCATGGCATCTGCTAATGATGCTATTCGTGCACGAGCCAAAGAAGCACTTGCCTCTGCTGACGCACACTATAGTAAATTAATTACTCAGGCATATGAAGTTATTGAGGATGCAAATACAACTGCTAATCTTACAGCAAAGACCACTGCAATTAAGTTAGTAATGGATATTGAAGCACGTAGAATTGATATGCTACAAAAGGCTGGACTTCTTGAAAATAAAGAGTTGGCTGAAGAGATTGTGGCAATTGAAAAGAGACAAGAAATACTTGTTGGTATCTTAAGAGACATTGCTTCTTCTCATCCTGAAGTACGTGACCTTATTATGCAAAGGCTTTCAGCAGTTGCAAAAGAAGGAGAAGTGATTACAGTTGTCCACAATGTTCAATGATTTCCTTGAAGTATTAAAGGAAAATAACTTTGATGAAACACCAGTAGATGCAAAGACATTTGTTGAATCTCCAGACTTTCTGGGACAACCATCTTTATCCGTAATTCAATACGATATCGTAGAGGCTATGAGCCAGATATACAAGAAGGAAGACCTTCAAGAGTTAATGGGTAGCGTAGAAGGCGAAAAGTATTATAATAAGTATACAAAAAATGAGATTATTCTTCAATTAGGAAAAGGCAGTGGAAAGGACTTTGTTTCTACTGTTGCATGTGCCTATGTTGTTTATAAGTTATTATGTCTTAAAGACCCTGCAAAATATTTTGGTAAGCCAAGCGGAGATGCAATAGATATTATTAACGTTGCAGTAAACGCTCAACAGGCTAAAAACGTTTTCTTTAAAGGGTTTAAAACTAAGATTGAGAAGTCTCCTTGGTTTGCTGGAAAATACAATCCAAAGGCTGACTCAATTGAATTTGATAAGGCAATTACTGTTTACTCTGGTCACTCAGAGCGTGAATCGCATGAGGGTTTGAACTTACTTATGGCAGTTCTTGATGAAATCTCTGGCTTTGCATCTGAAGTAGGAACAGGAAATGATCAAGGCAAGACTGCTGAAAACATTTATAAAGCATTTAGTGGTACCGTAGACTCTCGTTTCCCAGACCTTGGAAAGGTTGTTCTTCTTTCATTCCCACGCTATCAGGGTGACTTTATTTCAAAGCGGTATGACGATGTAATCATGGATAAAGAAGTAATAGAGCGTAGACATACCTATATTATTAATCCTGATCTACCAGAAGATAATCCAGATAACCAACTTGAAATTGTATGGGAAGAAGATCAAATTATTTCATACAAAATACCAAGGGTATATGCCCTTAAAAGACCTACATGGGAAGTAAACCCTACTAGAAGTATTGAAGACTTTAAGATGTCTTTCTTTAAGGATATGGGAGATGCAATGATGCGTTTCTTATGTACCCCAACATATTCATCTGATGCTTTCTTTAAGCAAAAAGATAAACTAGAAAGATGTATGACCTTAAGAAATCCTGTGGATAGTCATAGAAGATTTGATCCAGGATTTACACCAGATCCAGATAAAGTTTATTATGTTCATGCTGACCTTGCACAAAAGCACGATAAGTGTGCTGTTGCAATTGCACATGTTGATAAATGGGTTAATATTCAGGTAATTAAAGATTATGAGCAGGTTGCACCAATTGTAATTGTTGATGCGGTTGCTTGGTGGGAACCAAAGATAGAGGGCCCAGTAAACCTATCTGAGGTAAAACTATGGATCCAAAACCTTCGTAGAGAAGGCTTTAATATTGGAATGGTATCGTTCGATAGATGGCAGTCTTTTGATATTCAAAATGAATTAAAGGCTGTCGGTATAAGAACTGATACTGTTTCTGTTGCTAAAAAACATTATGAAGATTTAGCAATGATGATATATGAAGAAAGAGTTGCTATGCCAATGATTCCTTTATTGCTTGATGAGATGAGTGAACTTAAAATTATGAGAAATAATAAGGTTGACCACCCACGCAAGAAATCTAAGGACTTGGCAGATGCCGTTTGTGGGGCGGTATTTGGAGCAATATCCCATACCAGCAAGGACTCCAATCTAGAAATTGAGATCCATACCTGGTCTACTGCATCCCGACTTGCACAGAAGCAAAGGGATATGGTAGAATTAGAAACTAGGGAAATTCCTGAAGATATCAGAGATTTCCTAGATGAATACAAACTAATTTAATCAAACAAGGAGAAAAATGAATTCATTTAAGAAGATTGCTCTAGGTCTGGTTGCAGCCATGACTTTGGGCACAATGGTAGCAACACCTGCAAGTGCTGCGGTAATGACAGTTGCTGTATCATTGGATTCTGTAGCAAACACTACAGCAAATTCAATTGCAACACCTGCATCATTGCCAGTTCCAGCAGACAACTCAGTAGATTCTGCTGATGCACTAAAGTTTGTCGCAACAGTTGACATGGGAACAAACGTTGCTGTTTCAGCAACAAATGCAACAATCGTATCTGCACTACACACAACTGCTGCACCAGTTGGCGCAACATCAGGATCATCATCTTTGACAGTTGCAACTGGTACAGGAACAACTGCAACATTTTGGGTATACACAAAGACCACAGCAATTGGTACAGTTGTAATCACAAATGGTGGAACAACTCTTACATACTATGTACAGGGTACTGCTGGTAAGATTAATAATCTAACAGTAACTGCTCCTTCTGCTGGTGCTGCTGGTACAAAGCAGGACATCACAGTTACAGCAACAGACGTATTTGGAAACAAGGTTTCTGGTAAGTCACTTACTGCAACAGTATTTGCTGCAACAGCAGTACTAGATTCAGCAACAGCAACAACTGGTGCTACACTTTCAGATTTTGGAGTTGCTACATTCAAGGCAACACTTCCAACAACTGGAACACGCTCACTAATCACATTTGCTCCAACAACATCTTCTGATGCTGTTTCAGGTTCAGTAGTGGGCTTGACTGCACCAACTCTTGCACCATTTGCAGAGATTGCAGTTCGTGATCTAGTATCAGAACTTGCTGCACAGGTTGCTGCTAAGGATGCTGCTCTTGCTGCTAAGGCAGCAGCAGAGGCTGCTCTAGCAACTGCAAACGCAAAGGCTGCAACAGATCTTGCTGCTGAAAAGGCTGCTTCTGCAAAGGCTCTTGCTGATGCAAAGGTTGCTTCTGATGCAGCACTTGTTGCCAAGGATGCACAAATTGCTAAGTTGACTGCAGATAATGCTGCAGCACTTAAGTCAATCAAAGATGCTTTCAATGCGCTTGCAAAGCAGTGGAATGCAAAGAATCCAAAGGCTAAGATTAAGTACATTAAGTAATTAATCCAACAACTGAGGGAGCCATTGACTTGGCTCCCTTTTTTGTTATATGTTTATGTCTAACTGAATAGTTTGATATAATAAGGATAATGAGAGGCCCCCACTTGAATAAATTATTTCGCATGTTCATAGCAGTATTCCTTGCTTTTGGATGGCTTTTTATGTCACCATTTCAGGGTAATTCTGATGATCCATTAACAGTTGCAGCGATGCAAATACAAGAACTTAATAGCGCAGTAGACAAATTAGACTATAAAGATGGTCTAATAAATATGATTGACATAGCAGAAAACAAGTTTATGTATGCCAAAAATCTGCGGGATATCAGAAATACTGCAATTACAAACTATGATGATGCAGTAGAGGCAGAAGACTTAGCCTTAGAAGAAATAAATCTTGCTCAGTCAAATGTAGATGGGCAGACAGTCACAGTAGCCTTGGCCCTTGAAAATAAAAATGATGCCTATGATGCCCTTGAAATAGCAAATATTAACCTATCAAATGCACAGCAAGCCTTAAATAGTTCTGGTGGAACTGGCTTAAGGTATGATGTTTATAGTTTGATTAGGGTCAATGGCCAAGCAGCCCCAGATGACCTTTTATGCAGCGGTACCTGGAACTCAAACCATATGCAACTTCCAGTATGTGGAAATAGATATGAAAACTTAGTAGTTAAGTTTACTGGACAAATAACGGTGCCATCTCATTGGACAGAAACAAAGTTTGCTGGATATACAGATGATGGTTTTAGAATGTATGTTGATGGACAACTTGCTGCAAATAACTGGAGAGAGCAAGGGGCAACATGGAGCCCATACTCACCTATATATGATGTAACTAATGATAAGACATTTAATGTAGAAATCTGGTGGTATAACGGAGGAGGACCAGGCTCATATCATCTTGGATGGGCAATACCTGGCGGATGGACTGGGGCAGGCTGCGATTATACTGGTGGCTGGGGAGTAGACTTTAGTTGTAATCTTAATACATTCTCTTCTGGTCCTGGAGCAACACAACAGCAAATTAATGAACATGATAGTGCTGTAATAGCACAGCAAACTGCACTGGAAAATTATAATGATAAATTAAACGTTTATAATCAAGAAGTTGCAACATTAAATGCATATAATCAAACCTTAGCAAACAAGACTTCTGAGTATGATAATGCTGTAAATAATACAGCCAATGCTTTATCTGAAAAAAATAATTCTATAAATGATTTTAATCAGGCAATGAATGATGTTAATAATGCAATACAAGATGCATGGAATTATTATGATGAGCAATCACAGAAAGAAATTCAAAGGGCAATTGCTCAAGCAGCAGCCAATGCTGCAGCAAATCAACCTAAGCCAGAACCCGCTCCAGAACCAAAACCAACAGTTGAGCCAGAAAAGCCAAAGCCTTCTCCACCACCAACAGATAAGCCAGAACCAAAGCCAACTAATCCTACTGCTAATGGAGATCCAGAAGGTTCTATTGGTAATCCAGGACCAAAGCCAAATCCACCAAAGGAAGAGCCAAAGCCAGAACCCAAGCCAGAACCAAAACCAGAGCCTAAGCCTGAACCAACACCTGCACCTAAGCCAGAGCCTAAGCCAGAGCCTCCTGTTGAGCCTTCTCCAGAACCTAAGCCACTTCCAAGACCAGACTTTAAGCCAGCAGAAAATATTGATCCAGTTATTAAGGATGAGGCTTTAGCAGCACTTATTCCAGCAAAAGGTAGCGGAACATCAGAAGATTTATCTGGAGTTATTGCAAATCTTACAAGCAAGGATAACAAATTAGTTAAACTTTCTCCAGAACAAACAGCAGCAGTTAGCCAAACATTAAAAGCATTAACTAAAGAAGCAAAGCAAGAAATTGCATCAGACCTTGGTATCTCTGCAGCAGAAGTAGCAAAGGTAGCAGAGGCAATGAAGTCAGACCCTTCAGTAGCATCAGCATTTGTTGAGTTTGCAGAAAGAGCAGGTGCTTCAGAAGGCGCAGCAATGCCATTTACATTAGCAGATGCAACAACAGAAGTGCAAACAGAGGCATTCCTTGAAGATCCACTTGGAGCAATATTTGAAGTGGATGTAACAGAACTCCTATCTAATTTCTCTGAGTTGGGTATGGATATGACAGAAGATCAGAGAGAAAAAGCACAAGAAGTAATTATCCCAGTTGTAATTGTTTCACAGATTGCATCAACGATAATTGGAATGAGGAGATAAAATGAAAATCATTAAAAAGGTTGTGAAGGGATTCTTCACATGGCTGAAAGACGCTGGAGTTGAAGTAATCGCACAAGCATTTACTCTTCTTGGCTTCTTTATCGCATGGCTAACTTTAACGGGATCAGCCAGAGACATTGTTGGTATTGCTGTATTGGCAACAACAATTATTTGGCTAATTACAATCCCACTAAGAAAGGAATAATAATATGAACGGTGTAAAAAATATTTGGAATATACTTATGCGTATTGTTGCAGTATTTGCAGCAAATGGTCTAGCAGTAATTGGTGCTGGAGCAATAGCAGGTATTTCAACGGCAAAAGCAATAATGGTTGCTGGTTTGACAGCAGTAGCAGCAGTTGTTGAAAAGTTGGCTCGTGCATTTATGGATGACGGAAGACTTACAGCAGATGAGATTAATTCAGCATTTTCTACCACAGATAAGAATGCTAAGACTGTAGAAGATATGGTAGTAGAAGAGCGTAGATCACGCTCAAAGAAGGCCTAAAGCCACAGTTGACACCCATGCCTACCTCTGGTATACTGGTAATACAGTAAACTTAGGGGTAGGCATGACTTGTATTGCAGGAATAATGAAAGACGGCAAGGTTCACCTTGCTGGTGAGCGTGGTGCCTCTGAAGGTAGTTACATTGTATCCATTGACAAACCAAAAATCTGGAAATCTGGTCCATATGTATTTGGATATGCTGGTACATTTGATGCACAAATTATTCAATATAACTTTGTACCGCCAACTCCAGAGGGTAATGTAGACAAGTTTATGCATGGAAAGTTTTTAAAATCCCTAAAAGAATTTTATAATGAATGGGATATTGGTGGTAAAGATAGTGAAATATCACTTCTTATTGGTATAAAGGGTAAACTCTATGAGCATGAAGCAGAGGGTTTTACTATGATTTCCTATGACAGAGATTATGTTGCCATAGGATCAGGAGCGGACTACGCTATTGGATCTCTTCATGCTACCCAAAATCATAAAGATCCAAAGCGTAGGCTTGCTCTTGCTTTAGGCTGTGCTATTGAGTTTAGTTCATCATGTATTGGTCAAATTGACTTTATTCAAGGTTAGGGGTATACTTTTAATATGTTAGAAGAAGACTATGATGAGTTTGATATTTGGTTAAATAACGGTATTGATAGAGGGTGGATTACTGAACCATTTTGTAATACACATGATGGAGATCCTTATATGACAGAAGAAGAAGAAGCAGAATGGGAAGCAGGGGGCGACCCATGTCAAGTAGTATTTAAGATAAAGGAGCAGTAATGAAAATCAAGGCAGTCTTTGGTGGGGTTTTACTAGTATTATTTTCTACATTTTTTGTTTCAGCCGCAAATGCTGGACCATGTTCAGTAGAAGATCCATGTGAGACCTATGCAGTAATTGAGGGAGACAAGGTTGTAAATATTATTATATGTCAGCCATCAGAATGTGGTTCTGGATATTTGCATGGTATGAAGGTTGTTCCACAGGTAAAAGCAAATCCAACAAATGGATTAAATCAAGGTGGCTTTATGGGGGCTACATTAAATAATGATGGTAGTTTTACATTGCCTGCACAATATAATAGTGAACCTAAAATAGAAATAGCGCACGATGATGTTAATAATGTTGATATCTCTGTTTCTATGCCAAATGGCAGTGCTAAAATTATTAAATATGAAGACACTTCTGTTGGTCCACAGCCAACATTAATCCCAAGCACAATGCCAGTTGAAACAACTATTGAAATATCTGCTGGAGATGAAACAATGGTCTTTAATGAAAGAATTTCACAAGAAGAGTTTGACTGGGATGTATGGCTTAGTGAGTTTCAGTTATTGTTTCTTAATCTAAGTTTTTTTGATATGATCTTATCTTCATGGGGATGGTTTCTTTAATATCTGATATAATAGATTTGTACCTGCCAAAAGGGGGTACACCAAACAACTCGCTGAAAAGGAGAATAAAATGGTAAGTTCGTTTGCATGGGACCTTTTCAAGGATCCCTTTTTTATTGGCTTCAATCGTGAACTGGAGCGTTTAAGTAATGTTCAGTTAGCATCACGACAAACATCATATCCACCTTATGATTTGCTTAAGTTGGATGAAGACACATACAAGTTGTCTTTGGCTGTTGCAGGTTTCTCAAATGATGATATCAACGTTTCTGTTGACAATCAAACATTGGTAATTACTGGAGAAATTGCGGAAGTATATGATGCAGAAATTCTTCATAAGGGAATTGCTGGTCGCAAGTTTACTAGAACATTTGCACTTGGAGAATACATGGAAATCACAGGTGCAGAACTAAAGGACGGTATGTTGAATATCGACATTAATCGTCTTGTTCCTGAAGACAAGAAGCCCAAAGTAATCAAAATCAAGTAGTACAATATCAATGTCCCCACACAGGACCTTAGTGATGGATTAGTTACCCATTGGATAGAGACCGTGGCGCAAGTCAGGTGAATTGCCTGTGTGGGGCTTAATATTTATTGATATAATAAAGGTGTTATGACTGACAAAGAGTTGGTACATTATACGAAGCAGCAGTTTAAAAAAAGACTGTCAGAGATCAAAGAAGCATCTGGTTGTACAGATTGTGGAGTTAAAAATCCAATAGTATTAGATTTTGATCATCTAAAAGATAAAAAATATAATGTTTCAAGAATGATTCATGATGGATTTTCTTGGGCAGCAATAAAAAAAGAGATTGCAAAATGTGAAGTGGTATGTGCAAACTGTCATAGAATTAGAACATATACCCGCTTGACATCAAAGAGTGCATAATGATATACTAGATGTATACTTTAGGAGGATACAAATGGCAGTAAAAGGTAGTTTAGAAGCAATCATTGAGGTTGCAAAAGCAGAAGTTGGAACCATCGAAGGTCCAAAGGATAATGAAACAAAGTACGGTGCATGGATTAAGGTAAACTTTCAACCTTGGTGCCAGTCTTTCGTTTCGTGGTGTGCAATGACAGCAGGTGTTGCAAAGTTCCCAAAGTCTGCATCAACAGTAGCAGCATCAGATCAGTTTAAGAAAGAAGGGCGTTGGTCAGATGCCCGTAATGATGATCCAATGCCAGGGGACTGGATTTATTTTGATTTCCCTGATGATGGTGTAAATCGCATTTCGCATGTTGGTCTTTGCATTAAGAACAATGGTGATGGAACTATCCAAGTTATTGAAGGAAATACTTCAGGAACTGCAAAGGGAGACCAGCGCAATGGTGGAATGTGCGTAGAAAAAACTCGTGCATACGTAAAGAACAATAAGAAGAAGTTGCTTAATGCTGTAGTTGGTTGGGGTCGTCCAGTTTATGCTGGTGAAGAAAATGCTCCATTGCTAAATAAATTAGCAGATAAGCCAGCAACTCCAGTTAAGACAACATCTGCAGACGCTGCTAAGAAGTCTGCTAAGCCTGTGGCGAAGAAGTCTTCAGGTGGCGCTAAGGTGAATCAGGTTAAGTAATTGCCAGTTTACGAATACAAATGTACTGGAAACTGTACAGAAATTGTAATCAAGCAAAGATCTATTAAAGAAAACGATCCAGGGTATGAGTGTGAAACTTGCACTCTACCACTGGAACGTGTATACTCTAATGTAACAGCAGTTTTCAACGGTAGCGGATTCTATTCAACTGACAACAGAAAGTAAAGGTATACTATGAATACAATGATTACAGAAGAGATCGTAGCAAAAGAGTGGACACTCAAAGCAACAGATCGATGTGATTCATGTGCAGCAGAGGCCTTGGTAAAAGTAACAGGCTTGTCTGGAGACTTAATGTTTTGTGGACACCATTACAACAAGATTATGGACAATCCAAAAGGATATGACAAAATGATGTCTTTTGCATTAACAATTGTTGATGAAAGAGATAAGTTAATTGAAAATAAGGCTAAGGGGCAATCCTACTAATGTATGAGTATTATGTAAGAAAAGTAGAGAATGTAGTAGATGGAGATACCATTGACGTTCTTATTGATTTGGGCTTTGATATTTTATTTCAATCAAGAGTAAGACTGGCTGGCATTGATACCCCTGAGTCTCGCACATCTGATAAGGCTGAAAAAGTTTTAGGTTTAGAGTCAAAAGAATATCTTAAGAAGTATTTAAAAGATGCTAAGTCTGTTATTATTAAGACTGAGAAGATGGATTCATCTGAAAAGTATGGTCGCATTTTAGGCTGGGTATACGTTAATGGAGATACAGAATCTCTTAATGATAAGATGATTAATGATGGCTATGCTTGGGGTTATCTTGGTGATACTAAGGTTAAGGACTTTGATGCACTTGCTAAGGCTAGAAAGAAGTCTGGCAAATGAGAGCGGTATATTATTTTACAGCAGACTGGTGCAACCCTTGTAAGAAAGTAAAGCCTATTGTTGAGGAGATAAACAAAGATAGTATTGTTAAGTTTCAGATGATAGATGTAGACTCAGAAATAGAATTAGCAAAGAGATTTGAAATTATGTCTGTTCCAACATTTATTTTAATGGATGATGGGAAAGAAGTAGCAAGACTTATTGGGGCACAAAATAAAGAAAGTCTTCTAGATTTTATTAAAACAGGATTAGATTCTGGCGATGAGTAGTTTTAATTCTGAAGAAGAAGAGATTATTGATCAACTATTGCTTGATAATGCACTAGAAATAGTTGGCATTGACAAGAGTAATGGTGAGTTTTTATATGCATTTACTCCAAAAATACAAGAGGTTATGCCAGATTTATATGAGGATCACCTTAATTTTGTTCATTCTGAGATTATGGTTCTTTGGGAAAAAGGCTTTTTAAATGTTGATTTTCTTTCAGAAGACCCAGAAGTTACCCTTACAGATAAGGCTTTCGTAGACAAAGAATTAAAGAAGTTAAGCAACCAAGAACTCTGGTCTTTAGAGGAGATAAAGCGTCTCCTTAAAAAGCGAGAAGTCTGATATAATCTAACTAGACCAATAGGAGGTTTATTATGCCAGTAGGCGGAGGCGGAAAGCCAGCAGGTGGATATCGTGCAGGCAAAAAGGGATCATACGGATGTGCAGGATTTCCAACAGTCAGTGCAGATGGAACAGTACATGGATGTCATCCAACCAAGGCTAGAGCACAAGCACAGGCACGTGCTATCTGGGCAAGTACTGCTAAAAAGTTTATTACAAATGTAGAAAAGTCTATGGTAACAGAGGGTGACTTTGTTATGTACATGGGAGAAGATGATGAAATTATGGTAGGTCGTGTTGAATATGTCATGACAAATCCAGGACTTCTTGGACTTCCAGGATCAGAGTATGCACTTGAATATATGGAAGATGATAAGCCAGTTATTGTTCGCAAATATGAACAAGAAGATGGCGCATGGGAAGAAGAGCCATATGTTTGTTATCATAGAATGTCAGAACTTATTAAAATTGAATCACTATCAGTAGCAGTAGATCTTATTGTTGAAATGGGATCTAATGGTTCTGGTATTCCAGAGCCAACTGAAGAAGTTCAGATGGCAATGTATGATGCACAAATGGGTAAGTCGCAAATGGCTAATGCTCCATATGAAGATGCAGAAGAGATGGATAAGGCAAAGCCAAACTATGAGGATATGATTAAACCACGCAGTGGTGGATCAACTCCATCTAATCCAAGACTTTATGAAGCAGTTGTAAGAGAAGCAAAAGATATGTTTGATGTCTATCCTTCTGCTGTTGCAAATGCATGGGTAGTTGGAGAATACAAGCGTCGTGGTGGAACATACAAGATGGATTCTTCTACAGAAAAAACAGTTTGGAATGGAAGTTTATTAGATCCAAAGGGATTTTTTAAATAATGCCAAAGAAAAAAGCAAAATCTTTTAATGCAACGCAAATTAAAGATGGAATGATTGTTCGTATGAATAAAAACGGTACAGTTAAATCTGTTCTTGGTCCATATGAAGTAAAGCATCCAAAGAAGGCTAAGTAATGGCAGAGACATATACACCTAATGCTGGCATGAAGGCTGCAGCACGTCGGGCTTTGAAATGGAAAGAAGATGGCAAGGCAACTGGTGCAGGTACACCTATAGGTTGGGGAAGAGCAACAGATATTGTTAATGGATCTTCTATGTCTCTTGATACTGTTAAGAGAATGTACTCATTCTTTTCTCGTCATGAAGTAGACAAAAAAGGAAAAGGTTTTTACGATGGCCCAGAGTTCCCATCTAATGGAAGAATTATGTGGGATGCTTGGGGTGGAGATGCAGGCTTCTCGTGGAGCCGTGCAATTGTAGAAAGAGAAAAAGCAAATAAAGTGTGGGCAGATAGCCTATTCAGTTTCAGAAAGGGGTAATGCAGTGGAGGATATGCAAATTGAAGATGTTAACCAGTTGGTTAATTTCTATAGACAAAAGGCAGCAGACTTAGAGTTGCAGTTGTTGCAGTCACAGATTAAGTTAAATAAACTTATGATGTCTCAACCTGAACCAGTTCCTGCTACAAAAATTACAAAAACAAAATCTGAATAATAGATAGCATGGAGTATATTCTAGCCATTGGCTTGACATTGGCTATGTCTTGGTCTATAATTGAATTAAATAGGTACAGGGTTTTAAAAAGTTTGAATAATGTTCGCTATAGTCAAAGCGACATACATCAAAGAATTTTAGACATTGTTCCTCCAAAAACAAACAATAAGATAGAAATTGAATCTCAGTCAGCAAAACATGCTGCTAGTACAATGATAAAGATTATTGTTATAGAAAACAAGGCATACTGGGTGAAAGATAATGTATTTTATTTTGCTGATACTAACAATGGCGACATTGTTGATGTTACCGCAAAGCCAGTAGATATATCCTCCATGTCTAAGCAAGATATGGATAAGATGCTTTTTATATTAGATAATTTACGAAAAGGGAAAAAAGATGATAGTAGTAGTACAGGGAACGAATGAATTTGATGATTACAACATCTTTATTCGTGCAATGGGAGTTGCTCTATCTGGAATGAATGATGAGGATCAAGAGTTTACTATTTACTCAGTTGGTCCTACAAGAATTAATTCTATGGTTTCAGAATTTTCAAACCTTTCAGAGCGTGGCATGAAGGCAAGAGGAAGAAAAATTAAATACTATAAGGTTCCTAGCCATTGGGTTGAAGAAAATATGATGCATGTAAACTATTTTGCATATCTTTGTAACCCAAAGCAAACAGCATCTAAGTTGGTTGCTAAGGCTGAACTAGAAAATGTCGAAGTTGGAATTTTTAGATACTAGGGGGAAGTATGATTGTAAGTAATTTAGAAAAGATGGAAAAGATTGTAAAGGCTAATACTAATCTTTCATGGGTTGGATGGGATGTAGTAGATCTAAAGAGATCTGATTCTGCACGTACTGCCGTTAACGGTGTGAGAGTAAAGGGCCTTTGGTACATGCAAAGAGTTTACAAAGTCACTCGTAATGGATGGGACATTCCAAACAGATATAGGGGCTAACATGAAACAACATCTATGGAAAGATGATGCACAGTGTTTAGGTTCTGACACAAACATATTCTTTGATCAATATGAAGAAAATCCAGAGAGTAGAGAGTTCGTTGATTCTCTTTGTAGGACATGTCCAGTAGCAAAGAGATGTTTTGCTGTTGGTGTATCTGGCAAAGAGTGGGGAGTTTGGGGCGGTATCTACCTAGAAGGTGGAGAAATTTCAAGAGAATTTAGTAATCATAGATCAAAGCAAGAGTGGTCTTTGACTTGGCAATCATTAACAATGGAGCAGTAGTATGTGGTCATGGATATTAGCAGTAATAGGTGTGACAGGCATATTCCTTGTAGGTAGAAAAACTATTTGGGGATGGCTTATCCTTTGTGTAAATGAATGTCTCTGGATTGCTTATGCTTTGGCAACAAAACAATATGGTTTTATTGCAATGGCTTTTCC